ATGGAAAGACGATGATGATGACCTGCACTATGGCCAGCCGTCGAATCTGCTGGGAAATGATGCTGATATCCTCTATCCTAACTACGATGCAGGCGTACCCCATGAGGCAGGAACGCCACCGAAGCCGGTGGTTCCCATCTATCGCCTTATCCAGATGATTAACGAGCAGTTCGGTGTGAAGTTCGACATCGGGCGCTGTGTCAGTCAGGGTATGGGCTTGCTCCCTGCCGTGGACTTCAACAACAAGAACTTCTACGGTCGTGAGGTGTATGACGACTTCGTGACCTACGGTGTGGTGCCTGTCACGGGCGTCGTACCTTTTGTCTCTGACAAGTACGTGGTGCGGAACGTCAACCTTATCAATCTGTCGTATGCCTTCCAAGATGGAAACTACCAGATGGAGGGTAGCTTCCGACGTTACACCAAGGAGACAGATGACAAGGCGTTTTTCAGGAAGTATGAGAACTGGATGGTGTCTAACGTCAGCAAGCGCCACTACTGGGGTGGTATTGCCTGCCTCAATGGCCGTCCTCGCTGGAATACCTTCATCGGTTCAGATTTCTTCAATCATGGCCATAAGGAGTCCAGCGTGTCGGAGAACCTGACAGAGACGCTTAATGAAACTTGGTCATCTACGACTAACGGAGTATGGAGCGGACGCTACAGAGCCTATGAGGTGTACTTCGCAGAGCGTACCATAGAGGGATATTTTGAGAAAAACCCCAATGCGTCAGGCATATCTACGCTGAAGCTCGAAGCCCAGTGTGAAATACGTGGTACCGCTACGGTGGTGGTCAAGAAGTCTGCCATTGAAGCAGGACGCCTTGAAGCTCCTGAATACTGGTGGATGTATATCATCGAGGCGAAGATAGATGCAGAGGGCAAGGTGACTATCGACACCGTATCAGACAACGGCGAGGACTGGATAGGCCTGCGTTCCATCCGCAGGGAGGAAAGCGCGGATGCCTTTACCTACTACTTTGATTTCGGTGTAGAGTACGAGGCCAGACGCATCAATATAGATGCCATCGAAGAGGACTCCATCGGCTATCTGTTCTGGTCCGGCTATGAGTACACGCCGCCAGAAGATGCACACCCGACATTCAAGTCCATCATCCAGAGCGCAGGCTTTGACTTCGACGACTACGACAAGGGCAAGGGTCTTATCTTAGGATATAACTACGTTGACCATGACGAGCAGAATAAGAATGTCGTCATCTACCATAACAACGGAAGCATTATTGGTGTGAGGACACCCAACCACACGGACACTTTCGATGATGATGATGTCCGCTTCGGCTCTCTGAACCTCGCCAGCATCACCCCGTCGCAGGAGGTGGCCACGAAGATTCCCGTTGAAATGGGTATCGTCAACAACCTCCCGCCCATCAGCTGCTTCGACTTCATGAAGGACGTATTCTACATGAACGGTGCCCTGCCAAGGGTGGAGAAGGACGGCAAGACGATCGTCGCCATGTACTACAACCAGCTACGTGACCGAATGCTGTCAGGTGAAAGCGTGGACTGGTCATCGAAGCTGATAGACGGCAAGAGCCAGGCCAGCCTCTCGAAGTATGAGAATACGAACTTCGCACAGAGGAACTACTTTGAAATGGCCTACAGCCGTAGGGTGAAGAGTGAGGATGACAAGCGTGACGAGCTGGAGCTGTATGGTGAGGGCTACGGAACGGTAGGTATCATCGACTCCCTGCTGGCAGAAGAGAAGTCGCTCTACAAGTCGCAGTTCTTCCCCGGCTTACGTCAGGACATCGCCTACCCAGAGGTGGTCACTGGCCGCACGACGAAGATATGGGATGGTGAGAAACATATCGTCACCACCGTCAACCCGCTCTATGGCTACCTGAACATGAGGGCGCTCAATCCGGAGTACGAGGAGACGAAGGACATCCTGAAACGCCCGATGATGAAGGAGCACGGTGCGGACTACAAGCACATCCGCATGGATGCCTTCGAGCCGTTTGAGAATATCGACAATCTCTTTGGCTACCTCGCCGACATACTGGAGAACTACACATGCGTCAAGGAGAAGATGCTGCTTACGGAGTTTGACCTCCGTGACTTCGACGAGTCCATGCCGGTGTACCTCCACAAATACAACTCGTTCTTTGCCGTCAGCAGCATCCAGTACGACAAGGAAGGTGTCAGTACCGTAGAGCTTATACAGCTGCCACACGTCAAGCCGACTTACGAGCCAGCTGAGGAAGTGCATAACGACACCGTTGGCTACACCTACGATATTGCATGGGAGGAATTCAACGCCAACGCCCACATTGAGCTTCATCTGGATATGAAGACCTCCGGAAGCAGTGTGGTGAACTACGGTATCATCGTCAGCGATAACATCTATGCCGATGGCGGTGTGCGTGTAGGTGGCAAGGAGCTGGATATCCCCAACCGCAACTCGAATATCAACAACGCATGGTATTTCCAGAAGTGGGGCTATCCGCAAGACCATCACAGCCAGAACCCAAGCGGCCAATGGAATGAGGATTCTTACAAGCTGACGATAAAAGTCCCAACATCGATTTCATACAAGCTGAAAAAGACCGTCGGCTTCGACACGGAGTATGAGGTAACGAAATACGCGGCTGTCAAAGTGTACTACGATAACAACCGCCTGACGGCAGGAAGCCATGACTTCACCTATACAAGGCAGCAGGACGGCCAGTACCATGTATTCAAGATAGCCGTTGATATACTCGATGAAAACGATAATGTTATCTATGAACTGCGCAAGAAGTTCTACTGGTTTGTGCTAACGCCAGACCTCTCGGTCATCAACGACGACTGGGGAGGCGAGCAGGAGTATGTCATCAAGACCGACACCGTAGAGGTATCTGGTGACACCCGCATCCTGAGCAGCAGGGCCCGTAACTACACGCTGTCCTACAAGCCAACAAACGCCACCGTAGGCGTGTCATCGGTGCAGGTGACATCCAGCAATGACAAGCTGACTGTCAGCAACGTCACAACATCTGGCTTCACCGTCACTCCCGTCAGCTTGCCATCAGCAGAAGAGACGGCGGTACTGACGATAGTAGCGACACTGGAAGACGGCTCTACCATCAGCACAACCCACACAGTCAAGCTGCAGAAGCCAGTACTGAGCATCAGCGGAGCAGACGAGACGGAGGTGGTCAACGGCAGCGGAAGCTCAGACTACCAGCTCAGCACTTCGCCGTATGTCTCATTCTCGAATGTGGTCATCACCTCATCGAATGAAGCTGTGAAGGTCGATAGCCAGAGCTACCGTTTCTCGCTGTCTGTGGACGGCATAGAGGATGAGACGACGGCTACCATCACTGCAAAGGTCACATACGATGGTGACGAGCTGACGGCCACGAAGGAAGTGAAGTTCACGACAAGGGAGGCTCAGGCCACTAATGACACGTCAACACTCGACAGCGAGGGCGCGATGATTATAGACGTCAACGGTATGCTCTACACCAAGGACGCATGGAAATCCGCCGACATCCTGAATGAGGATGCTGACGGTATCGCTATATCCGACGGCACTCACCGCTTTGTCATCGGCAAGAAGAATGTCAATGTCAAGGTCGGAGGTGTCAGGGAAACTGGCATGACATGGTATGACTGGGGTGGTATCATCAACTACGAGGGTACGCTGGTCAGTGGCCAGTTTACGACGGAGAACGACGCCCAGGCACTCACGGACTTCAACGGCAAGACCAATACCGACGCTATCATAGCCCAGTTGAATGACAGCACCGTAGGCAACGTCCGTAATAACCAGTTCCCAAGTGGAGCAGCGGCATACCTCGGAACGGCAGGCCAGTGGAATATCATCATCGGCAAGTTCGCCCTTGTCAATGAGCTGCTGGCAGCGATCGGTGGTGAGCAGCTGGATAAGAAACTCGTGCAGGAAACCTCCACGCAGTTCGACAAGATGGAAGAATGGGCTGTCAGCCAAGCCAGCGGCCTATCCCACCATCGTAAGAACGCGGAGAACAATACCCGTGCCATTGCCGACTTCCATCAGTCAGCGAAGAAAACATTCGCCTCGCTGGTGGTCTCTGGAGCCGATGCTCTTAACGGTACGTCAGGAGCAACCAAGACCACGGACTTCACGCTATCTACCGACCCTGCAGGAGCGGAAATTACCAACGTCAGCGTGGAATCGAACAACAGCCATGTGACGATTAGCAACATCACCGCCTCCGGATTCCGTATCTCTGCATCGGTGGTCAACAACTACACGGCGAAGCTGACTATCACTGCAAGGGTCAACGGACTAAAAAAGATAGTAGAGCGTGAGCTGAAGGTATTCGTAGAGGGTGATGCCGTCATTGAGTTCGCCAAGCTCGATGAAGCCAAGGCACTCATTGCCGACACGGAGCTGAATCTCTACACCAAAGCAGAGTGGCAGGCCAGCGGAAAGACCAACGAGCAGGCCGAGGGTGTGGCTTTCTCCGATGGTGAGCACCGCTTCATCATTGCCAAGAAGAAATTCTATGGCGCACAGCAGAAATACTTTGGAGGCAATGGCGTGAAGATAGTCGGTCAGGAATACGGCAAGAGCTATAACGGCTATGAGAACACACAGCGTATCATCGCCTCTGTGACAGCCTCAGACGGTTACTTCATCGACCCGCCGTACAGCGCTGCTGCCTTTGCCGCACAAGCCGACGTATTCCCCTCTGGCAAGAAAGGCTACCTGCCTGCCGTGCTGGAGTTCGAGGCGATGTCACAGCACCTCCCACTGCTGGATGACCTCATGGCCACCATTGGAGGCCATCAGATTGTCAGCTCAGGGCTATGGGCTTACTGGACGTCCGACGTGAAGTACGATGACAACTACGCAGACAAGTTTGTTTATGTGTGGTGCATCATGCAGAATCATGGGTGGTGTGCAGACTCAGGTCGTGACGTCAGGGGGTGTTTCTTTGTATTCAGAAAACTTGAAAAATAAAATAGGACATGGCAGACGAAAGAGTAAAAATCATAGACATTCAGGTAAGGTACCAAGATGCTGTCGAGGCCCTTGCCAAGTTCCGTTCCTCACTGGCTGAAGCCCGTAAGTACCAGGCCGACTTGAAGAAGGAGTTGAAGGCTGGCACCATTACTCAGGAACAGTACGAGAGTAGTATGGCTGCAAGTAATGTGTATATCAAGCAGCAGGGCGACCAGATGCGTGAGCTGTCTAAGCAGGTGAACAACCAGATAAAGGCCACCCGTGAACAGGAGGGAAGTCTGAAACAGCTCAGGTCAGAGCTATCCAACGCCACTCAGAAATGGGATGCCATGAGCCGTGCAGAGCGTGAATCCGCAAAAGGTCATGAGCTGAAAGACCATATCAACCAGATAACGTCTGAGCTGAAAGGCGCAGAGGAAGAGACACAGCGTTTCTACCGTAACGTGGGTAACTACAAGAGTGCCACAGAAGGTCTTGAGACCATCCGCATGAAGGTGGCCGATATCGGCAAGCAGATGTTGTTGGCTCTGGGAGGCGGAAGCCTGCTGGCTTTCTCCAAGGACGTGTTGCAGGTCACAAGGGACTTTCAGGACGGTATGGCCAGAGTCCGTGCTGTCACCAATGCGTCTGCAGAGGATATGAAGATGATGACCGACGAGGCCCGAAAGATGGGACGTGAGACCATCTATCATGCCACAGATGCGGCAAAGGCCATGGAGAACCTTGCCCGTGGCGGCTTCAATGCAGCAGAGGCGACAACGGCACTGTCACGAACCTTGCAGCTGGCTCAGGCAAACACGATCAGCCTTGATGAAGCCAGTGACCTTATGATTCGCACCATGCGAGGCTTTGCCCTTCCCATCAGTGAGGAAGAAATGGTACACGCCAATGACGTGCTATCCAAGACCGCCGCCAGTTCTGCCACAAACGTCATAGAGCTGGGAGAGGCCCTGAAGAACGCCGCACCATTCGGCCATGCGCTTAACCAGAGCGTCGAGGAAGTCAATGCCGCCCTTGGTGTGCTGGCAGACGTCGGTGTGCGTGGTGCCGATGCAGGTACCGCCCTTCGTATGGTCATCCTTGGCCTGTCATCACCAACAGCCAAGCAGCAGAAGGTTTTCAAGGAGTTCGGTATTGAGATAAACCAGCAGTCATTAGAGACGGAGGGCCTGACAAAGACCCTGCAGAGATTGAAGGACAGTGGAATCATGGAGGCTTCCAATTCCGCAGAGCTGCTGGCCAACGTTTTCGGACGTCGCTGTACTCCGCAGGTCATGGCACTCGTCGGCAACATTGACAGACTTGGTGAGAAGCTGGGGACGCTGAATGAGGCTCAGGGAACGACGGAACGTATGTTCGAGCAGTCCTACAGTAACGTGTCTCAGTCCATCTTCTCCCTGTCATCCGCATGGGAGTCATTCAAGATATCCTTGGGTGAGAGCAACAGCGAAGCACTTGTCTCTCCTATTCAGGGACTCACAGAGGGTGTGCGCTGGCTGGAACAGCATTTGCCAGAGGTAGGCCACTTGCTCATTACACTCCTTGCATCCATCAGCTTTGCAAGGCTGGTCAAGGAGGCTCAGGCTTCCTTTGTGACCATCCGCAACTCAGCAGTAAGCAACGCAGAGGCAGCATCCACTACCGTCCGTAACCTCCAGAATCAGGAGATTACCCTACGTAAGACCGTAGCAGCCCAAGAGGTTGCTCTGGAAAGCGCATCAGGCACGGAGCGTACCATGCTGGAGGCGAAGGTACTGGCCAACAAACGCCAGTTGGCAGAGACAGAGAAGGCTCTGGTGAAGGCTAAGCTGACAGAGATACAGACATGGGAAACGGCAGCAGCCGTGAACTCTGGTAATGCCTGGAAGTCCGCAATGGCCGCAGCGAGTGTCGCCGTAAGCGGTTTCGTCACAGCAGCCAAGGTAGCCTTGAAGAGCTTCATCTTCACGGCTGTCATCATGCTTGCCTTTGAAGCACTTCAGAAACTATTCTCTCTCATGGGTGACGGCAACAGCTGGTTCGGTAAGCTGACATCAGCCGTGACGGGCTTCATCAAGCAGGGATTGAACTGGCTCATCAAACAGCTAAAGGCTGTTTCCGACTGGTTCTCCGAGTTCATGGAGAACAGCCGACTGATGCAGGCCGCACTTGTCATCATCAAGACCGATATCGCTGTCATCGGTGCCGTGTTCAAGACCGTGTGGACTATCTTCAAGACAGGCCTGAAACAGATATGGGAGGGCTTCAAACTCCTTGCTGGAATTATCGGCAGCGTAGGCACAGCCCTTGAAGGACTGCTGACATTCAACTGGACTCAGATGAAAAGAGGCTTGCAGGGTGTGGCCAATTCCGTTACGAACTTCCTGAAGGGAACAGTCCAGAACGCCAAGGATGCAGGAACGGAGATTGCCGACAATGTGGTGAGTGCCTATAGCTCTACCGTCGATGCCATTGACAAGGCTGGAAAGAGCAAGGCCTTTGGAGGCGGTGGCTCATCTGTACCAGCCCCAGCATCGAAGCCTACAGGCACCCCGTCGGGAAAGACCCCAGACAAGGCCGTTGCGGAAGAGTCAGAGAAGGAAAGTGACAAGCCAAAGACCAAGTACGCTGAGGACGCCAAGAAGGCCAAGCAGGACTGGGATGAAGCCAAGGCTGAGTACCGGCGTATCATCAAGGACCAGAACGCTACCACTGAGGAAGTCCTTGCAGCACGTAAGGCCATGCAGGAAGCTCAGAAGGCCTACGAGGACTTGACGGGTGACAAGCAGAGCAAGGGTAAGTCCGGCAGACAAGACAACACAGCCAAGAAGCAGGCAGAGCTTGAACGGAAGGCTTTCGAGGAAGCAGAGAAGGCCATGCTTGACCTGATGAAAGATACGGCAGCCAAGCGTCGTGCTCAGCTGGAGAAGCAATATGACGATGAGATACGCAAGCTCACCGTTCGCCTGAATACCGAGAAGAACCTGACGGAAGCAGCAAAGGAAGCCATTCGCAGGACTATTCTCTTGAAGGAACAGAAGAAGAACGAGGAACTTCAGAAGCTCGACGAGAAGGAGCTGGAGCGTCAGATACAGGAACAGCAGAAACTTACTGAGTCCCGTCTGTCTGTTGTCATGAAGGGCAGCTGGCAGGAACTTCAGTTGAAGAAGGACCAGCTCAACGAGCAACTGCGCCTGAATCAGCTTGCACTCCAGAAGGAGAAAGAGGACAGGATGGCTGATGCCGAAGAGAAGGTACGCCTGGCAGAAGAGCAGTACGGTGTCGAGTCCACTATGGCCTATGAAGCCGCTCAGGAGAAACTTGCCGTCGAGCAGGAGTTTGCCGAGCGTATGGCCAACCTACGGGAAAAGGCCCGTCAGGATGACCTTGCCCTTGATGACCAGTACCGCCAGCAGCTCATGCAGCAGCGTCAGCAGGCTTTCCAGAACGAGCAGACACAGTTCGAGATATGGAATGAAGAGTGGAAGATTGCCGACATGGCAGACAAGGATGAGTACATCGAGCGTGAGCTTGGTTTCCAGCAGCTTAACCTTGAAGTCGTTGAGGACGGGGAACTTGCCGTCCTTGCAGTCCGTCAGCAGGCCGCTCAGGAAAGATACGAGGCCGTTGTCAGGGCTGGCCAGATGGAAGGCGAGACTCTGGAGCAGTACCGTGCAAGGGAGCTTGCAGCAGAGAAGGCCAAGGTGGATGCTAAGCTGGCTTACCAGAACGCCGAGATAAAGAACCGCAAGGCCTACTATAACTCCATGCGCTCACTGACCAACAGCCTTGTCTCGCTGACTGCAGCCATCGGAGAGAGCGACGAGAACTTTGCCCGTCTGAGCAAGATTATCACGCTGGCACAGATTGCCATCGACACAGGACGCGCCATTTCAGCAGGTGTGGCCAGTGCTTCGTCTCTGCCGTACCCTGCCAACCTTGCAGCTATCGCCTCTACCGTGGCCACTGTCCTTGCGAATGTCGCAACGGCTGTCAGCACGGTCAAGTCGGCCAACTTCGCACAGGGTGGTAAGGTCACAGGCCCAGGCTCAGGAACGTCTGACAGCATACCAGCGAACCTGTCAAACGGCGAGTTCGTCATGACTGCCAAGGCCACAAGGATATTCGAGCCGCTTCTTGAAGCCATGAATGATATCGGTGCTGGCGTGGTACCCATGCAGGCCACAAACGCATACCGTGACTATAATATGCCTACCGATGAGCTTACCGAGAGCTTCAAGGAGGCAGCAGAGACCATCCATCCCGTCGTGTCCGTCGTCGAGATTACGGAAAAGCAGAGAGAGGTGGAGGTGGTAGAGACCCTTGACAATATTGACTAACAAATAAATTCACGATTCTAAATGACAAGATTTGAACTGCTGAAAGCCAACAAGACGTTGATCGAGACGTTAGTAGAAAACTCCATTGATGTGAAGGATATCGAATACCTTCAGCTCGTAGAGGAATTTAAGGACCTGAAAGCCAAGCATCACAAGGTCGGGTATATCGTCTGTCACCTCAGTGAGAAGTACGGTAAGAGCGAGAGGGGTATCTACAAGATTATCGACAGGATGACTAAGCGTGTGAAGCTATGAAGTATTTCAATACCATCGAGAAGAGCCAGTTGTACTATGGTGACAACCTTGAAGTGATGGATGACCTGCCAGCATACAGCATAGACCTGATAGTGACAGACCCGCCATATAACTTCACCAAGGCCAACTGTACGAAGATGTATAAGGAAACCTCCAAGAAGCTGATGTCGAAGTCCGGCCTGTATGACTACGATGACGACAGTGGCGAGTGCCGTATCAAGGAAGGCTTCGGCAAGGAGGAAATCTACAGGTGGTTGAACATGACCCCAAGGCTGATGAAGAAGATGAACGCCTATATCTACTGCTCAGAGGCTCAGGTTCCAGTCAATGCGCAGTGGGCTGAGGAATACTGCTGCAAGTTCTCAATCCTGGTTTGGGAGAAACCGCTTACGATAATCAGCAAGAGCCGCTTTTCACAGAACGCTGAGTTCATTGTGCGTATCTATGAGGACGGCACGGCTCTCAATAAGCTGGAAGACTGTGAGCAATACAACCGTGTGTTGCATTTTCCTGTGGTCACAAACAAGAAGACCCCTACCCAGAAACCCGTTGACCTCATGGCGAGGTTTATCCGCCTGTCATCACCAGTGGGCGGTGTCGTGCTTGACCCATTCCTTGGCTCAGGAACGACAGCCGTAGCGGCTCAGAGGCTTGGGCGTAAGTACATCGGTATAGAGAAAAACCAGCGGTTCTACCGCATAGCAGAGAACCGCCTGAAAGAAGAGAGTGTGCAGATGGAGTTATTCTAACGTCTCGATGGAGTAGCCATTGCCGCCACCATATTCCCCATCATCGTCAAACAGCCGTAGCGATCCGTTGGTGACAAGGAAATACTCGCCGACATAACTTGAAGTGTCATAGTACCTGTTACCTTCCTTGCGAAGAGACTTGATGGTTGAGCCTCCGGAGTCGAGGGTTTCCTTGCAGTAGCACGAATCCCCATTCTCGTAGATGACGATAATGGAGTTCAGGGAAGGGGCAAGCTCGGAAGTCAGATGCCAGCGGCCAATCACAGTGCCGTCGATATCCGAAGAGGCAGCTTGCACTTGTTCTACACTCACGGGCTTTTGCACGGTCTGGCTGTCCGTTCCTTTGCTCAGTTGGATAACAGCCATGACAAGGAAGATGGCGACCCAGATACCGACCACCCACCAGATGATTTTCTTTGTTTTCTTTGTCATTGCTTGAGGGGTTAGAAATCTGGCCGCAAAGGTAGTAATTTTTTTCGGTTTTATTGCAAACTTTCAGCTAAAATATTTGCATATTTGATAAACTTTTTGTATCTTTGTAGTAGCAAATAAGATAAGTGACACAATTCAAAACTTCAAAATTATGGCAACAAAGTTTTTTAGCGTGGAGCTCTACAGCTCCCAGAACGGAGAGATTGTAAGCATCGTGACCAGCAGACAGCTGGAGCCGAAGGTGACTACCTTTGACGAGATTCAGGACTACTGCATCGAGCAGGCCAACCGTCATAAGTGCAAGGGGGCAGTCCGCAATGAGTACGGCATTAAGGCGCTGGACTTCAACTACAGCCCGTCATGCGAGAACAACATCTGCTTCTGCTATGATGAGAATATCCTGCAGGACTTCATCAAAGCACATCCAGAGCGCAAGGCCGTTCCCCTA